ATCGATACCTTCTCCACCAACAATAGATAGTGTATCAGATAATAGAGATATTGAACCAGTTCCCGTATCACCAGCTACAGATAGTGTAGTAGCAATTGAAGCAGTGCTTGCTGCTGTTAAACGGCCCTTACTATCAACAGTAAATGTAGGAATTTCTGTTGCAGAACCATATGAACCTGCAACAACAGTAGTTGTTTTAAGAGATAAAGAAGTAGTACCTGCTATATCATCATAAGTAGCATCTATTTCTGAACTATCAACAATTGCACCACCAGATATGTCCTGAATATATTCTTCTAAAGAAATAGAACTATCACCAATATATAAATTAGTAACAATGGTTTTACCAGTACCATTTGGTGAAATATATAAGTCACCATTAGTATTTGTTGTGCTTAATGTATTACCGTTTAATTGTAAGTTATCAACAAATAGATTATCAATTTTACTATTAGCATCAACAACGATAGCTGAACTAGCAGTTAATGTACCAGGAGTATGATCTAATAATCCGGTAAATGCTGTACCACCAATAGCTTCAATATTAGCAGCAACACCACTAATTTCTGCCCCTGTACCAACATAAAGAGTATTACTTAACCATGAATAGGCTAATTCACCGGATGCTAACTGACTTGGTACACTATTCAGTCCTGAACGTTTAATTTTAATTGTTGATGCCATTTATATTTCCCTTAAAAAAATCCACCGTTCATAAACTGGTCCTCTAAATTAAGAGTGCTAGTCCATTTATTGGTTGCTGTTTTATATATTAATACTGATCCATCTTGTAGATTTGAAGTATCTACATCTGCAATATCTGCTATATTACCAGAAGTTGCAGATAGCCCCTGAATACCTACAGTGTCAACTGTATATACAGATTGAGTTTCTACTGTGACATATATTTCGTCAGACGTAGTTTGTTGGGGTTCTATGGTTGCGTAGATATCATCTGCCATGTTAAATCTTTGTGATTTCTGGTGTAATTAAAACAATACCTTCAATTACTCTTAATTTTTCTCCAATTGGAGATGTAACTTCGATATCATATAAATATCTGCCAGGTTTCATTGAACTAGAAGTTGCTGCTGGTAAAAGTATTCTAACCTTTCCGCTTTGCATATCATATACTGAACAAGTAAAATTATATGCATTTACTGACCCATAAGACTTACGAATCTGTGCAGCTATAGTATAATTAGTTAGATTAATAGGTGTCCCATCACTATTTCTAACATTTACTATTGCGCTATATGTAGACCCTGCATCAATATATAAGTTACTTACTTGTGCCATTTAATATCTCTTTATTATTTATAATAATCTATTAATTTGAGTTTGTATAATATGTTATTCTAATTTCGCCGCGGCCACCGTAGTCACCACCGCCGTAGTCGCCACCACCACCGCCGCCACCAGGTGATTGTCCTGGAGTACTGCCAGAAGCTCCAGAGTTACCCCAGCCTCCATTACCACCAGCACCACCATATGTAGATGTACCACCCGGGCCACCAACTGATCCTGATGTTTCACCTGATCCGCCACCACCGCCGCCGGCATATGTTCTACTTTGACCAGCATTAACAGCTGCACCTGAATTACTACCAGGACCACCATTACCACCCGTTTCAGTAGTATAATATGAGTGAGTTATTGTTGGTGGAGAAATAATTGAACCACCGGCACCACCAGGAGCTACACCACCACCGGCACCACCGCCTGCAATTGCACCAAATATAGAAGAATTTCCACCGGCACCACCTGCAGATAAGGTACCACCACCGGCACCACCTAAACCAACTGTTGCGTTTTCCTGGCTTGGAATATCACTATATGCTATATTAAATTGAATATATGCACCGCCGCCACCCCCACCAGCTGGTGCACTATTAGAACCACCTCCACCACCAGCGCCAGCTCCCCAAATCTGAACTGTTGCGTAATCAAAGTATTGTGATGGCTTTGTATATAATGATGATGATGTTATAATTTGAGCTGGTGGTGGTAATATAAGTTCAAATACTTTCTTCCACGTACCTTCAGATTTTACCCATACAGCTTGACAATTTCTCCAAGCATTACCAACTTTGACATATATATGTCTAGATAATTGTTGAACACCAGAAACTTTTACGTAGGTTTTAGTCATGGTTAATATTGATAAATTATATCACCATCAACACCAAGGGAATTTGAAGGAACACCTACACCAACAGGTTGTATTGTTTTATTACCTGTAGAATTAGATCCAACAATATGTGTATTAATAGTAGTTCCAGAAATTGTACCACCAGTAATATTTACAGTATTAGAATTTTGGGTTGATATTGTACCTAGTAAATTAATAGCATTTGTAACAGCTGTTTTAACAAATTCAGTAGAAGCTATTTGAGTTGTATTTGTTCCAGCTGCAGCTGTTGGTGTTACTGGTGTACCAGTAAATGAAGGTGAAGATAATTGTGCATATGAAGAAGCTGGTATATTTGCTAAATTTAGAGCGTTATTAGCTGTACCAGTTAAACTACCAGTAAATACCTTTGATACTGAATTAAAAGATACTGAACTATCGTTTGCAATAAGATTACCAGCAACGTTACCAGTTACATTACCAATAAGATTCCCAGTAATAGTATTTGCCGCAAAATTACCAGAAGCATCTCTAGCAACAATAGTACTATTTGTATTTGAAGCTGAAGGAACTAACCCCTTCAGAGTAGATGCATTTAAACCACCATCATCAACATCAACTGTTTTTAATTTTGTAAGAATATCTGATGCAGTATAAATTGATGCATCTAATTTTTTCTCAGCTTCAGTCTTTAGATTAGTAAAGTTATCATCCATTTCATCAATGGTTAATGGTCTATTTACACCACCATTTGCTGAACTTCTTAAGGTAATTTCTGCCGTCATTTGAGGTCCTAAAACTATATTGTGCTATTACTATATTTATAATCATTCTTTTCTTTTAATAATGTTTATTATAAAATTATTCAAATCAAATTCATACCATTTTTCAGCATTACTTGTAGCACGAGGATTCTTGTGGTGGTTATTGTGGTATGCTTCACCGTGGAAAAATAATGTAGACCATAAATTGTTATAACTATGGTCTTTTATTTCATGGTTTCTATATTGTAGTGGTAATTTCTTATGATACACCCAAGTACTAAAGAAAATACCGATTACATGATATGCAATACCAATCCAAAATGCTATCAATACTGGAATACTAATAAGACCTAATATAATAATAAATGCTAAATTAATAGGCACATAATACTTGTGGCAGAATAGATGAACTTTATCTACAAGAAGTTCCTTACAGTTTAATAATTCCAATTCTCTATTTTTTAAGTTAACACTTAATGATAGAAGTTGCCACCATTTATATTTTTCGGGCGAATGTGGGTCTTTATCTGTATCCGAAGTAATATGGTGTGTTCTATGCATACTAGCCCATGCTAGTGAACTACCGGCATATGCTAAAGTAGATAATATTGTAAATGTATTATGTAAAAATTTATTGACTTTAAACGTTCGATGAGTAATATAACGATGAATAATAACACTTCCAACTATCCAATGGAATACCCACCCAAAAGCAATACCACATAACCACAAATTTAAATTAACGAATGGCATAACAAAAAATAATGTAAATATTACTATGTACATTAAATTTAATGTTAGCATTGTATATTTAGCCATGTAATTTCTCATTAATCATTTTATTGATTTCGTTGATAGTAATATCTGTTTCATCCATCCATGGACCACTAAGTTCAATATCTATTTTGAAATGTTTTTCCATTTCAATAATAGCTTCTACTAAAGATAGACTGTCTATTCCAAGTTTAGCAATATTAGTATCTAATGATACTTCATTCATTTGTTCTTCGGTTAAATCAGAAGAATCTTTAAGAATTCCTCTTATTTTACTTGTATAATCAATCATGTTAATCCTCTTTTATATAATTTCCAAATATACCACACCCGGATTGTTTACTAATTAGAATTTCTTCACCAGACAACCACGCAGATGCACATCCACCAAAATAAATCTTTCTTTTATAATCTTTAATAAAGAATTCTAATTTATCTTTAATCTGTTGCATTTCATTAAATGATAAATTAGTATAGCAGTCATATGCTTTATTCTTAATTGCTATAACATCATACCCTTTATCATATAAAACTTTACCATAATATCCCATACCATCCATAACTACTAGACCATCTTCTATCATTCTGGGCCATGCACCATTTGCAGTAAATGTTAAGGTATCTGAGGGTATTTCTCTAGTAAAATAATCAACAATAATATCTTCATTAACAAATATTCTATGTTTAATCATTTTTTTATTAATCTTATAATCAATGATGTTAAATCAAATTCCCACCACTTTTCTGCTGTATCATATTTTCCTGGATTATTATGATGGTTATTATGATAAGCTTCACCAGGAAATAATATTGTAGTTAACCAATTATTATGGCTTTTGTCTATAGTTTTATTATTTCTATAATGTAAGAACGGGATATTAAAATGATAAACATAAGTTGTAAAGAATAAACCTATAAATGATACTGCTGTTGCTATCATAAACCCAATAAAGAATTCTGGTGATATTAATATCATTAATATATAAGTTATTGAAATAGTTTCCACAAGATACTTATGGAAAAATACTACTGCTTTATCTTTTAATAGATCAGAACAATTCTTTAAATTTGCTATTAATGCAGGATTATTAGTATATTTCTTTGCATCAAAAACAAATAATGATTTAAAGAATCCTATCTTTCTTGGATCATGTGGATCATTATCTCTATCACTAGTTGCATGATGCAACCTATGCATATTTGACCATGCTAAAACACTACCATTTAAACTTAGAGTACCTAAGTATGTAATAATCCAATGAATAATTTTATTTACTTTATATGTTTTATGTGTAAAATACTTATGTAAAATCACACTACAAATAATCATGTGGAAGAACCATCCACCAATAAGACCATATAACCAAACTTCAGGGTCTACAATCCAATATCCTAACAATAGGATCCAAGACATTAGATAAAATACTCTTAATAGATTTATAGCCATGTATGATGCGCCCTATGATTACCACTATTAAGAATCCAATAGTTAGACCATTTTACATTTCTTACTTTACCACCTTTATGGAACCAATAGACAAAAAAGAAATTACCATCAATAATATTTAATAACATTGGCAAAGTAATAAAATATAAACAGAAGAATGGTGATATAGCAAATGCAACTAAAATTATTGTGAATGCTATAGAATAATAATACTTATCAAATATACTGGAACCTATTCTAGCATAAGACTTATCCATTCTTTTTTGGATCTCAGGTGATATGAATTTGTCTCTTTTATGAGCAGATAATGACCATAAACCAAAAGTTAACATCAATGGGTTATGATCTTTTGGTGAATGTGGGTCACCTTCTGTGTCACATTTAGCATGATGAAGTATATGGTACTTACAGAAATAGGAAGCTCGTGCTATACCGCAAAGATTCCAAAAGAATAGTATTACAGATTTTGAAAATTTTGATAGTTTATTATCACCGAGTGAGTGGCATGCCCATAAATGAACTCCGCCACCACCAATGATTTGATAAACTTTTAGGAATAAAACAGATAATACAATAAACCATGATGCATGATTAATCAATAAAAATACATTCAATATTACTAAAACTACTAACAGTAAAGTTTGTAGAATAGGATCATACGGTTTAATATTCATAATAAAACTCAATTAGATTTACATATTATATTTATTCAGTAACTAAAGCACAGATTGTGTTTTCTTCCATAGTTAATGTTGCAGATTTACCTGGAAATACTACTGCGTATTGAGTAGTTTTTAAATTTTTACCATTTACATCTATTGGTCCAGTTATACAAACAATTGTAATTCTTTTATCTATAGCATTTATTTCTTTAACTTGATTTCCATTTAATATTTCTATATTTAATGGTTTATCAGCTGGCACAGGATTAAACATAACCATAGCTGCACCATTATCACCAGTTATAGCAGTTACATATTTTCCGCGAGTATGAGTTACATCATATAATGTACCTCTTACCATCTGTAATTTAACCATAAGATCAGCTTCAGATGGAATTTCTGTTGGTGATTCATAAGCAGTCATTGAACCTTCTAACATATAAATATGAGCATGAAAGTGCCCATTATTATCATTAAAATATGTAACTGATTCATTAGGACTTTGATATACTGAACAGCATAAAAACCCATTTGTATTAATTATTGTATTTGATATCACAATACCACCTCTGAATTTTTAACTACTATTTGATTATCTGATGGAGGTGGAATATAGTTAGGGTCATCTTCTTGTGAATGATTTGATTCATGGCCTTCCCAGCTAGAAAGATCTAATTCAGCTGGTGCAGATTCAATTCTATCTCTATTTGTAACTTCGATTAATAAACCAGGTTTGATACCCGCGATGAAGTCATCTAAATTAGTATAACCCATAGTTTTTGGTTGATAAGCAATAGGGTCATATTCATCAATAGGTTTTGCACTATTATCAGATGCATATTTTACTAATACTGAATCACCTTCTATGCCTACAATTTTAATACTTAATGTTGTCATTTATTTTTCCTTAACCTACTGCACCAATTCTTGTTCCTGTTGCTTCCCAAGTTACTAATCCATTACCTACTATATATCTTCCAGCGGCTCCACCAGCACCCCAATATGTTCCACCTGAACCATTAACGCCGGCAGTACCAAGAGTACCACCAGCTCCACCAGCAAAACCAGTGCCAGTACTTACACCACCAGCTCCACCTGCAGTAAATGAACCAGCTTGTCCAGCAGAACCAGCATAATTACCACCACCGCCGGCAGCTCCTGCAGCTCCTGGAACTCTACCAGCGCCACCGCCACCGCCTGAACCACCAACAGAATATGTTGTTGTAGTAGTTGATTTCTTAGTTGTAGTAGTTGTTGTAGTACCACCATTATGTACACGAATACCACTAGCAATATATGTATGTAATTCTTCAACTTCTAAGTTATATACATAATCATATTCGCCACCTGGTAAAATTTCAGTAACTGTAACTTCTGAACCATCTTCAGCAAATATAATATCGCCTGGTTCTAAATCTTCAACCTTAGCAAAACCAGGATCAGATAAAGCACTTTGTTTTGTTAATGAATGAACTTCATGGTTATATGTAGCAACCAATTCACCATTAGAGTGAATTACTTTAATTAAGTGTGCAGGTGTTGGTGTATCATTATATCCATGTTTAGATATATCAGTTACTTTTCTAATTACCATTTCACTACCATATACTGGTGTTGGGTCAACTAGACCCCATCTAATACCAGCATCAAATGAGTATACTTCATCACCAACTTGAATATCTTGGATTGGTCTTAAACCTTGAGGAGTATTAATTAATGTGCCTGACGGGAAACATGAAGATACAGAATATGTACCCCAGCCGCCTTGACCACCACCACCACCGCCGCCTGCCATATAACCATTATTTCTAATAGTAACTCTATTTGTACAATTGACTGCAGTGCCACCATCTTGTGCGGAATTTACAAAACCTTGCCCATAAGTAGAACCTGTAGCACCATTACCACCGGCACCAATAATTGAACCATCATTAATTAATAATATTTCTGAATTTGAATTAAATCCTGAAATATTTAAAGCTGGAATATTAGCATTAGAGGATGTAATTGTAACACCAGGATTAATGATTACCTTTAGTCTTACATCGCTAGTAGGTGAACCTGCAACAGCAAATAAATTTACATCTGTTGCATTAGCAGCGATATAAATTACTTTATGTGATAAAGTCCAGGTGCCATTATTATTAATATAGACTTCTTGAGGTTCAACCCAAGTGCCTTCATTATTAACCCAGATTTCTTTAGATAATGTCCATACACCCGCATTATTAACATATATAGACATTATTAAATCCTATACCATACATCACCAGATACACCACCTGAGGGGGCAGCAGAAGAGATTGTTTTAGTGCCTTGTGAATTTCTACTTGCATCTTGAACATAAGATGCAACATAAGATTGAGTGTAACCTTGAGCATTACTTTGAGTTGAAATAATACCACTTTCATCTGGAGCAAATAAAACTCTTTCAGTATTAGTTGTAAGACCAGATAATTGGAACTTAACAGTTTTAGTAATATCTAATTCGTCTGTAAGTAAAAATGCATTATCCCTAAATGTTTGTAAACTTGTCCAAGCATTAGAAGCACCTTTAATTGTAATTGAATCGCCAAGTGATACTGTAACACCATCAATAATAATAGAACTATTTGCTAATTTAGTATTAGTAATGCTACCAGCTAACATTGCATTTGTAACTGTTCCAGTATCAGCAGTAGTTATTAATGTTCCAGAAACGTTTGGTAATAATAGTGTTCTATCAGCTGTTGGGTTTACCACACTTAATGTAGTTTCAAATTCATCATCGGACGAACCTTCAAATGAAATAGTTTTACCAGCTTGTAAAAGAATATCACCAGATAATAAAGCTGCCGTAATTGTCCCAGCCGAAAAGTTACCAGAAGCGTCTCTTAATACAATACTGTTTGCTGTATTAGTTGATAATGGGTGATAACCATCAAGTGTATCAGCATCTAAACCAGATGACGGTCCATCAACATCTTTTAATAATGTTAAAATATTAGCAGCACTAAAATTACTTGCTAATAATCTTGTTTGAATATCATCATCCAGATTTGAAAAGTTATCATCAATTTCAGTATTAGATAACGGTGCGCCTTTTACACTTCTTAAGGTTAAACTAGCCATTTGTGATTCGCTCTATTAGTTGTTCTAATTTATTTATTCTTTCATTTAGTGAATAAATCATTTCATCTTTTTGTTGCATTGCTGATTTTCTAGCTCGATGCTTTTGCAATTTAGAAATATCTGTTTCTAAAATTGCTCCAGTTGATTTATCCCTAACTAATGATTCATTTTCTACTTGTAATGTTTCCATTATGAATCCAATGCAATAATTCTCAAGTCTCTTATTTTTGGTGTATTAACATTTGATGTTGATAATAATACAATCTTAATTTGGAATGTATTGAATCTTTGAGCAATTGGTTGATCCTGTGGAATACTATTAGAATCAAATGCACCAACTGGGAAGAATCTATGCTGTTTATAATCTAAAGCATTTGCCGACATAGGTACTGCTGATTCAGAAACAGTTTCTTGCCATAATTCATCACCGATTGGAGTAACTTTTTCTGTAGGTAATGTTTTATAATAAACTTTAATATCTGTACCAGTTGGTTTATATGCATCAAATGTAATACACAGATTAGATGCTTCAAAACCATCCGCTAAGTTAATTTGTTTAGTTATATATTTAGCAGTAGCATTACCACCATTTTTAGTACCTGATTCATTAGTAACATCATTATTGATTTGATTTTCAACTGCAACCACAGAAAGAATATCTGCATCAATAGCTGGTGATACAGAAGTATTATCTGTTGTTAATGTTGCTTTCAATCTTAATGTAGCAAAACCATTTGTTGCTTTAGATTGAATTGATTTTAGTGCAACATAATCAATATCTTGTTTGATATTAATTGGAGTAAAGTCAGAAGGTGCAACCATACCATCTGTAAACACTGAAGCTTCCCAAGTAATTGAAGTATTATTTGGTGTTATAGCTGAAGAATTTACAAATAATGTATGGTAATTAACTACTGCCGCTGGATCCTGGATTTCAAATATTGAAGAACCAGATGATACAAATTCTGCTCTACGTAATACAAACATCAAATCTTGTTCTTGTACTGCAGTCCATGTAGCAGCATTTTGTGATTTGAATAATGAACCAATGTATGGTTGTTTGTCAACTAATGCAGTTGTACCAAGAGCAACTCTACCAGTTTCAGCAATAAACACTTCATAATCTTGTGTATTTGCCATAAGAACAATAGCATAATCACCAGGTGTTACATGAATTGGTGATGGGAATGTAAATGTAGTTGCTGCGGTAGCATCTGTTGATACATTAACTTGTTCTGGTGTTAATGTAATTTCTGCAAATGGGATTGTAGGATCAGATTCTGGGTAACCATTAACTACTCTACGTAACTGCATTACAACTGGAACAGTAGTAGATTTAGTTTTAAAGAATACATCAACAGAAGATACTTGCATACCTTGTGGATATGCTAAAGGATCAACATAAATTGATTGCGCTAATGGGTCAACACGAATCCATTGTCCAGTTAATGTAGTAACTCTTTGGTTCTGAATAGTTCTTGTTGTAAGAATGTTTTCTTGAGTAGATTGAACTAAACCAGTAGCTGTATATTTAGCTTCTGCAATAGAATTAGTTAATGTAGGATCATTAGCAGTATTATCAATTAATCTGAATGATCTTTCACCAGTTCTAAATGTTTCTGCTGGCAATTGGAATTCCATAGCTAAGAAACCAAATTCATCTGAAACTAATGCACTACCCAATGTTGAAGTTGTAATAGCAGTAACAGTAGCAGTACCACCATTATCACCAGTAATAGTATCGCCAACAAGAATAGTACCAGTTACATCAACAACTGCAATAGTACGATTAGTTGATGTTATTAATGATGGTGAAGAATAATATGCACATACTGCAGTAGCACCACCAGTGAATGTCAATGGTTCATAGTTACCTGGGTTAGCAGTAAATTCATTTAAGCCACCACCAGTAACTGTTAATAGAGTTAACGTTTTGCAATTTGCTGAAACATTAGTATTATCCATGAATGGGTATACTTGCGTTTTTGGTTTTAACCCACTAGCTACTGCAATGATTGTATTTTCTCTAACGAATGGTACAAATTGTACATCAACAACTTTAGAACCTAAAGATTCAATATCTGTTGCAAATACATTAGTATTAGTTACTGTAGATGAACCAGCACCACTAACACGGTTACCTCTACCAGTTCTTCTATCAACTGTAACATCTGGTGCATCAGGAATTCTAACATCAACAACATTATTAACTGCTGGTAGAACACTAGTATCAACCCATTGATCAAATGCTGGTTCTAAATTAATTTTACCCACAAACTTGATAACATTGAATGGGTTGATATTTTCAGATTGAGTAGCTAACATTTGACTGATAGCTGTTGTTTCTGTATAATCTAATGTTACAAGTGCACCTTCTTTAACTGTATTTGTTAAAGTTGTGGTATTGAATCCTAAGAAGTCAACAGTGAACGGAGCTCTCAATTCTTGATTCAACGGATCAATAGCTGCATTAAAGTCTATGTTTGCAGGTTCAGCTATTGAGTTAGAATTATAATTCAATGCACCGTAAGTGTTCCATGAATTAGAACCATTAAACCAGTTTGTCCACCATGACCAACGTCTTTCTGACCAAGTGCTTGCCGCAGCAGCAAAAATGTCTTGTGATGTGAATGGATCAACAACAAAACCGTTTTTAAATTTTTCAAAGTTAGAAGCGTCAGGAATAGATGTATCTTTAGCTTGTTTTTCCAACAATGATAATTGAGTGTAGTACTCTAAGTTTTGAATACGTTTATCTAAACGTCCAATGTCACGCATTGTATAACGTTTGTTATCTACATATTTAATACCAATATCACCAACATTAGATGTATAAGGTGGGATTACAACGGCATAAATTGTCATACCATTTGTATCATCAGTTGGAACTACAGGGTATAAATCAGCAACACCTTTCTTAACTAAGAAAGATTTATCAGGCATTGCAATAATTTTATCCATTCTTCCAAGATAATAATCATAACTTATTTCAAATGTAGAATTAGGGTCTTGAATTTGGCCATTAGCTAAAGCAGTTGAATTACTTGTTCTTAATGGTCTAAAGTCAATACAATCTCTTAGATTATAATTAATACCAGTTGCTGGATCAGTAAATGAAGGGATATCTGAATAATTAACACCTTCATAAGAATTCTTTGTTAAGAATCCTGAACCCGTATGAACATAATTTCTTAACACAACTAAAATATATTCAGATGAAGAAGGTGCTGTACCTGATAGAATTAAACTACCATGATCATAGAATTCTGCACGTTGACCATTATCAATATTATAATTAGTAGACACATCTGTATGAGTAACTGCACCCCAAGTGATAGTACCAGTGATACTATCAACAGTAACAGTTGAACCATTATTAGACCCAATATTATAGATACCTTCGATATTATGGATATCAGCAATACCTAATGAATCTCTATTACCAATAGTTGTATTTAGACCACCAGATGAACCAGTCCCAATAATTACCTTTGTATAACCACTTAATTGTTTCTTTCTGGTATTATTTGCTTGACTACTTAAATCAACTGTAGCTACAAGAATAGCAGTACCCGTGAATGCCGCATCTGCTAAATCAATTGTTACTTGATGATTTACATTAGCTGTACCACTTATTGTAGCAGTTCTTGAACCAGAACTTAAATTAACAGGTGATTCTACGGATAAACCTGTAGAACCAGCATTAGTAATAGTTTTAAACACTAAGTGGTAATGGGTATTCTTATTAGTTGAACTAATAGCACCAGGACCACCAACCCACTGTTCATTTTCTCCCAAAATCGAGTACCCAACACCAGAACTAAATGTAATAGGTGTTATGGTTTTTTGTGTTCTATATTCAGCGGTTGAAACATCTTTAATAAATTTATTAGATAATGGGAATACTAAACCAGGAGCATCAGTGCCCGATAAGAATGCATCACCACTAGTAATACCACCTAATTTGCTTGATACATCAATATTAGCACCAGAATCTACATAAGTACCAGAACCATCTGCATAGATAATTGATTCAACATCTTTAAAATTCTGACCTGATGACATTTGAATATCAAATAGATACATTTTATAAATTGCTGAAAGACCTGGAGTTCCAGAAGATAATTGAATAAATCTAACTTTAGCAGAACCTATTTTAGTTGATGCATTAGAAACAGAAAGTCTTTCAACACTATGCAATTCAACACTAGTATATGGTGCTGTAGTAGCATTAGTTGTGAATGCTCCAAACATGCTTGTTACATTAACAAAATTACCATAATTAATATTAACATTAATACCAGATGTTGTTGCATAATCTCTAGCTCTATCTAAAGTTAAATATTCTTGATTAATAGTTTCAAACTCGAAACCTTTAACATAAGCTTTACCTGGGTCTAATGCAACAGTAAACTTAGTTGAGTCACCATCAATATCATCTAAGATTTGAATTGGCCATTTTTTAACTGTATAATCACCAGACTCGTCATATGTTCTACGAGCTAATTCTTTACCAAGTTCAGAATAAACTGTTTTATCTAAGTTTACAACTAATTGACCATCAACAATACGAGCAATTTCATAGAAGTCATTAACTTCGTCTGTAAGTTCTTTAGATGATAATTGTAAATCTATTTCAAATCTATCTGCACCAGGAGCAGCATAGTTAAATGTTCCTTGAGCGTTATCTAATAATGTAGTATCTTCTTCATAAGTTACAATGTTTTGGTTTGCAACAAAACCAATATTTTTAGATGAAGTATTTGTATATGCATCAACCGCAATAGATTGTGCTGGATGGTAAACAAAGTGACCACCAACAAAGAATACACCACTATTAATAGAAAACATCATAGCACCACTAAATGGTGATGTTGTTTGAATAGTAGCATTATATGTAATTGAGTTAACTACACATGCAATAGTTTCGCCGGCATCAAATGCATCACCAGAAGTTATTTTAACTAACAATGTATGTGGAGTTGTAGTTGTAGAAGCAATTGCTAATTTACAGTGTGCTTTAGTACCAGAAGATAAACCAACAATTTCAACATCATTGAATTTTGAAATATTAACAGCAGCACTAGAAAATGTATTTTCTAATTTAATAGAAAGAACATCATTTTCAAATGATCTTTGCCCACCTAATACTACAGTACCTTCTTTAAAGATATGCTGACCGAATTTCTTAATTTGGTCTTGAATAATTGTTTGCATTTGCGTAAGTTCACGCGCTTGCACTGCATACCCAGGCTTAAATAAAATTCTTTGAAACTTTTTAGTTTCATCAAAATTATCGTAGTATGGTTCTGAATTAAAATTTAATGCCATGTTAGTTTTTCTTCCACATTAATATAGTATTATTTATTATATCTTTAGCCGTTAAACTGTTAATACTGTTCTAATTGTAATAATTTGTTCTTCTGATGGGGCAAATGGTTCTCTTACCGTTAAGAATAAGAAGTCACCAGAAAATTGATCAATAGTTCTTTCTTGTACTGCAGTAACCTGAATATTATATCCCTCTGGTGTTACTAAAGTATCGTCAGGAAGAATACTAAAATTATTGAATACTGATACTAAAATTTGGGTATCAGTGAATTCAACAATTCTATAATTTTTATAATTTGGGGGAGTTAACTCTTGCTTCTGAATTAACATGTCATATTCTAATTTTGTTTTATCAAATGTTCCAGTGATTAATACACAACCTGTCCCTAAATCTTCATTAAATCTATTTTGGCTTCCAAATTGTTTAAGATTACGTAAAAGACCTGCTTTTCTATAATCATTTGTAACATTTAAACCATGATTGACATCGCGAGAGAAAGAACTATAAAACATAATTGAATTAGCATTTAATTCGTCAACTGCATTACTGCCATGTCCACCAATAGGAGACATAATAGCTCTAACAATAGCTCCAGTACCCCCACCACCAATTACAATATCAGTCCAGGTATAACCATATCCAGGATTTACTATATTAATAGAATGAACTTTACCACCAACTACATTTGCAGTAGCAATACATCCTTGGCCATCACCACGAACTGTTACAGTTGCTGCACCATATCCAGTACCTCCATCTAATACCATCATGGCATCAATTGTTCCAGGCACTGCCAATTGCTCAACAGTAGCTTGTAAAGTATCAACGTTGCCCACATTAAAATTTGCTTCGATTACTGCATATGTTGAATCTGGTGTAGAAGTTGGAGGATGAGTAGCATCCTCTTTAATTTGAATATTTGCTTCTGTGTAACCAGTACCACCGTCATTAATAATGACACCAATAATTTCACCACCTGAACCCATAATTGGTTCCAAATCAGCTTCAGTTTTTTTCATCACTGGTTCTAATACTGCTTGTGTAGCAATATAAGTTAGACTTGCAGTACCATTAACTTCAGTACCAGTAATATGAGTAGGAACTGAAGTACCAGTAGTACCAGCACCACCTACTGGTACTTCATAAAAGTTACCAGCATATGAAATTATATCACCTTCTAAAACTGGAGTACTAATAGAAAAATTAACTGCACCAGTGACTGGCGGCTCAACTGTAATAATTGGATCAACTGGATCAGCTGTATATCCATAGCCTGGGAGTAGTATAGATGCAGTATTAATACTCCCACCAGAAATTGTAACTTCTCCAGTTGCTGTATCTTCACTACCGCTAATTACTGTTGGACTAGGAAACGTGATTAGCGGAGCTGTAGTATATCCAAAACCAGGTTCTGTAATTATAATTCCATCAATAACATATGGATTATCTTTTAAATAACCTTTACCGGTTACGATTAATTGTGGATTAATATACCCCGAACCGCCATTTGTTATACTTAATGAAACAATTTCACCATCTGAATAAAATGGTGCTTTTAATGCTGTTGTAACTGGAATATATGCATTAGATAAAAATCTATTTCTTAATGAAATAGGTATAGTATACATAAATTTCCATTTATACCCATCGCCAGTTACAAATGGATCAGTTGAAGTACCAGTTGGTTCATATGTAGAAACAGCACCATAATTATTGTATAGACATTTATAAACATTATATTCAGAAGTTAGTACATAAAATCTAGCTTCTTCTAATCTAATTGCACCAGAAACTGCAGGAGCACTAGGATTAATAGCGTCATCATACATATCATAAATTTCACCAGATACCCAATCTATTCTAGGAACTACATAAGAAACATCAGATGGTGTAATTAATTTAGCGGTTAAAATATCTCTTCTAACATGTAATTCATATCTAAAGTCATCTGATGGTGCACCTGGAATATCACCGACTGTTGGGTCTTGTGAAGGAATAAACGGACTTAAAAAATCAGTCCAAGCATTTTCTTTTCCTAGAAAATGATAATAACGAGCAGACTTTGCTAATACTTCATTATAAATGGCATCAGCAATTGTCTTCTTAAATCTTGACTTAAATAATCCGTAATTAACACTCATTTAATTATCCTACTGTAACAGTCCAAGAAATAGCAATAGTTTCCGTGTTATCTTTAGTGATTGTTGGGAATGTTGTGCGGCATAACATAGTGCCACCAGATGAAGCATTTAATATTGCTGCTTCACTTATATCACCGTTACCAGTACTAAGATCAAAAATTGCAGTATATGTAACATTAGTACCTGATCTAATAGAAGATATTAAAGCTGCTCTTCCTAACTCAGACCCCAATGCTGTATTTCCAATCGCAGCGACAGTTTGTCCAGAACCAACTGCCATATATGACATCTTAGTTTCAGAGTCACTAATCATTCTTTCTGCTATATGTTGTTTACCAACTGTAACAACTAAATTAGAAACATCTCTTTGTTCTATAACTTCATTATTTGAATTAAATTTTTGAACCTTTAATTCACCGGTCATTTTAATTGTTGAGTGAA